CGGCACCGATCTGGTGATGGCGCACTGGTTCGCGGAACTTCATGTGCCGAAACTGCGTCCGCTGATCGCCCCGCCGCGCCAATGGAGGCCTTCATGGTTCGTGGCATGATACTATGTTGGGCATCTACGCATAGGAGCAGAACATGGCAGCAAAAAAACCGAACATCTCAGACGATGAACGTGAAGGAAAACGATTACAGCAATTAAACAAAGCTCGCTATAGGTCACAAATGAAAGGCGATACCCGTATTAACAATATGTTGGAAAATCGAGCGATGAATCGTTACGTCAAAGCAATCAATACTAATGCTGCTCGTAGCGATGCTCTTTCGAGTCGCACACCCGAAGGCGGCACACGATCCTTGTTGGAAGGTTTCAAAGCATTCATTCGTGGCGGTGGACTGTCGCGTGGCAGCAAATAAGGACACGCTTTGCGTACAGTCGAAGAAATCGTCGAACTATACAACCAGAGGCGTATAGCCGCAGGCCCGGTACAAAACCAGATGCGTCGCGTGCGCGAACTGGCGAACGGCGACGTGATCGTACCGTTGAACGAACTTGACAAAAACGCGAAAGCCTCCGTCGCGAACCTGCTCGTACAAGGTTTGGATCAGATGTCGATGCGCGTGTCCAGCACCATGCCAACCCCGTTTTTTCCGCCGATCAAAGAAGGGTCGGAACGCGCCAAATCGTCGGCCCGTCTGCGACGCAAAGCGATGCTCGCGATGTGGGACGAAAACAAGATGCAAATGAAACTGCGTCGACGCGCCCGCCATTTCCTCGGATATTCGCAGTCGGCGGTCGTGCTGAAACCGAACTTCCGCACTTTGGTACCAACATGGACTGTACGCAACCCGTTGGACACTTTCGCCGCACCCGTCGACGACCCGGACAACATGCTGCCCGACGACTGTATTTTCACGTTCCGTGCATCGGCGTCGTATCTGATAAAAAATTACGGCCCCGTAATCACCGAAAAACTTCGCATGGGTCGGGTCAACTCGGACAGCAGATACACGATGCTCGAATACGTCGACGCCGATTCGCTGCAACTCGTCGTGTTGGGCGCCGAAGACAACCCCGGTTTGAACGTCGCCGAACGGGCGGGCATGGATGCGCTCGGTTTGGAATATGTGCCGAACCGCACCGGCAGACCTTTGGCCGTCGTCGCAAACAGGATCACCCTCGACAAACCCCGCGGACAGTTCGACGGCATCCTCGGGATGTACTATACGCGGGCACGGTTGCAGGCGTTGACCGAAATCGCGATTGAACGCGGCATTTTCCCCGAAGAATATCTCGTCGCCCGCGTCGGCGAAAACCCGGAAATTTTGCAGATGGCCGACGGCAAAGCGGGACAGCTCGGTGTCGTCAAAGGCGGCGACATCCAACAGTTGCAACTCAACCCCGGCTACAAAACGGACAGCGCTTTGGATCGTCTGGAACGACAGGAACGGCTGGAAGGTTCAATCCCCGCCGAGTTCGGCGGCGAATCAGGCACCAACATTCGCACAGGACGGCGAGGCGACTCGATCCTGTCGGCGACAATCGACTACCGTGTACAGGAAGCCCAATCCACTTTCGAAACGTCGATGATGGAGGAGGACAAAATCGCCATCGCCGTCGAAAAAGCGTATTGGGGTGACGTACCGAAAACGTTTTTCATCCCGTCACGATCCACGGTCGGGCAAGAAACCTATGTGCCGAACAAAATATGGCAAACCGATTTCCACTATGTCGCATATTCGGCGTCCGGTTCCGACATCAACTCGCTGATAATCGGCCTGGGTCAACGCCTCGGCACCGGTTTGATGTCGAAAGAATCGGCACGGGAAGCCGACCCGCTGATCTCCGACCCCGAACTTGAACATGATCGCCTCGTCGCCGAAGGCGTCGAATCCGCGTTGCTGTCGTCGATCCAACAGCAGGCCGTCAACCCGCAAGGCCCATACCAGCCCGACGATCTCGCCTATCTGACATCGTTGGTGTTGGAGAAGGATGTGACGCTTTACGAGGCGGTGAAACGAACCGATCAACGGGCACGTGACCGTCAGGCACAAATGATGCCCGCCGGTTCACCGGAAACGATGCCGGGACTCGCCACACCGGGAATGGGTGCCGAAGCACCGGTCGCGGCACCGGTGGGCGCACCACCGTTGGAGGCGTTGTTGGCGCAACTGGGGGCGTAAATGGCCGAAAAACTACCTGTCACCGTCGCATCCAACCAGCAGTACGGGCAACGGTTGGCGCAGCAACGCGCACAAGAAGCCGTGCCGATGGGCGCACCGCCGACATCGGTGCCTTCACCGGTGCGCAAAAAACCGCGTATCGTCCCCGGTAGTTTGACGCCGTTGACGGCGCCAACCACAAGACCGGATGAACCGATCACCGCGGGCGCGAATTTCGGGCCGGGACCGAACGCCGCCGCCGCGGGTATCCCGACAATAATTTCACCGAACCAAGCGGCGATAGATGAGTTGCGTCAAATAGCGCAAATGTTCCCGACAGAAGATTTGCTCGATTTGTTGGACACCTACGGAAACGAACTGTAATGGCATGGGAAACGGCGATTGATGCGGTAACAAAAAACAGTATCATAAACAACCAGCAAACCACGGTGCCGCGACCGACAGTCAACCCCGTCGTGGCGGCGAACCTTTCCAACATAAAACAGCGGGCCGGATGGGTGCCCGTCGAAACACAGTTGGCTTTGGCGAAAGCGAACGCATCCAACCAGGCTATCGATTTAATTGGACAAATGGCGGCCAAAAAAGCCGTCGACATGCAAGCCGAACCCGTGGAACCGGATCAATCGAATTTGGTTTACAAAAACATCAAAACGGTTTCACGATGGCTGACGGCGACACTTGATTTTATTCCCGAATTGGCGCAGGGTGCCGCTTCGCAGGCGTTGGAAATCGCCGGCGAATACGGCATCGGCAGTTACGGGCAGGGCACAGAACGCATAAACAACGTTGACGGATGGTTCGCCTCAACGAGGCTTGGTTCGTTGATTAAAGCGACACAAGGCGACATCAATCCGGCGACAGGTTTGCCCGTTAATGTCGGTACGGGATGGTTCGTCAGCGACGAAGTGTTGGAACGGGCGGGTGAACGAGCAAGAAAATACCGCGGAACAATAAACGGGCAGGCTTTCACGGTCGGTCGCGCCGCGGCCAGCACCATTTTCAAACCGAAAACTTTGCCGTACAACATTTTTTCGGGCGTGATAGACGCATTGTTGTTGGTCAAAACAGACCCGATAGGGCCGATAGCCAAAGCGGTCAAAGAGTACAAGGATGTGACGACTTTGGTGCCACGATTGACGAAAAAACAGACAGCCGAATTGAGCGAAATTTTTAGGTCCGAAGCGGGCATGATCCCGGGTTTGTCGGATGTCGGTTTGAACGAAACCAAATACGCAAACTTTATGAACAACAATTTGAGGGCGCAAACGCTTGTCGCACGTTTGCGCAAAGAATCCGATCCCGTAAAAATCATGGACATTTTCGATCAAAGCCCGAACATTTCCAACGACCTTATCGGTTTGTTGGCGAGAGCCGAAACGGACGACCAGGTGAAAGCGGTTTTGGCTTTGGGGTTTTCGCTTGAACGCGGGTCGTTGACCGACCAAATTCGGTTGCTTCAAAAAACAGGTTTCGTGTTAAACAAACCGTTGCCTATTTTGGGCAGGTCGCTCAAAAACATTGGCGGCAGTTTTGTCGAGCGCACCCATTTGGCGAACAGCAAATTCGTGAGAAAAATCGATGGTGTCGTCACGAAATATTTGACCGAACAACCCGAAAAGGCGATGATCGTACACGGCGACAGGTTCCAAAACTCGGTCGCCGCAAAAAACATCATCAACTATTTGCGCACCGTGGGGGCCAGCGAAGAAACCGTTTCAAGAATCGGAAGACAAGCCATAGAAGCCTTCACCGAAACCGGGACGCGACCCGAACAGAAAAAAGTTCTGGACGTGTTCGAGGAGGCGATGCGCGAGGTGTTGACGCAAAAAAAGGTGAACAAACAGGTTCAAGACGAACTTTTCAACAACGCCAAAAACGGTGTAGACGAGTTGCGTTCATACATGAATGATCGCGCAGGCAACCCGACCGACAACGGTTTGGCGAAAGTTCTCGCCAACGAGTTTCTCGAATTTTTCCCCAACGACGAAATAGAAAAAATCATCAAAGTTTTCGGCGAAAACAGCGACTACAGGATCGTCGACCCGTTGCAAATCTCGGAATTTTTGAAACGTGTGGTGGTTCTGCCCGACCCAAGAGAGATACGCCGGCTGACATCGAACAGATTTTTCGGGTTGACCGAAAAATTGGGTTCTGTCGCGGGACGAACAGGCATCCGGCAGGTTCATCGGGTGGTAAAAGGCAAAGAAGACGAATACGACAAACTTGGCGAAGATATTTCGTATTTGTTGCAAATGAAAAATGCCGGGCACGGCATCCCCGACGACATCGACGAGGCGCTTGACATGCTGCGTATGCAACGGCAAGGGTTGGAAGAATCGGTCGATGTTCGTGTCCGCACCGGCAAGGAACGCGCCGCCTGGAGTGCCATCGACCTTTTGCAAAACCAAATTTGGAAACCGTTGACTTTGATGACGGGCGGATACATCGTCCGCAACTCGATTGATGCCCAGGTTCGTATGGCGTTCTCAGGTTTGCCTTCCGTGTTCACGCACCCGATTGAATACATCCAACTTGTGTTGGGTACCAGCAAACGTGTCACCCTCAAAGGCGACGTTTTGACGGGCATCAAATATAAAAACCTCGGCCAACAAACCGCCGATGTTCGTGACGCGCTGAGTTTCGGTTTGCGCCAAGCGGGCGCATCGGACAAAGACGTTTATACGCACATGGTCAAAACGAACAACTGGAACATAGTGAGCCGCGAAATGGTCAACGGCCGCAAACTGCACACGGATGCGGTCGCACAAAACGGGGTTATTTCTTTCAACGACTTATTGAAAAAGATTGCGGCACAAACATTCGTTGAATACGGCGGGGTGTCCGATGAGGCGGTCAAAGTCGCCACAAAACGCATCGTGGCGGCAATAAAAGCCGACAAAGATTTGTTGAACACGGTGCAACAAAGATTCAAGTTTGGTTTCGATATCGTCGAATCCGGCGGTCGTTCGGGCAAACTCCCACCCATGCGGATCAACGAAATGCCCGAAAACGAACTAGAAAACCTGCTGTACCGGTATGCCAAACTTGCGCCCGTCGCCGATGCGCAAATGTTGACCGGGAACCTCCCGGAAATCGAGTTCGCCTACGCTTTCAACCGCCTTTTGTTGCACGACGCGGACGGCAATATTGTGGCAAAAATTTACAGACAGGTCGACGAACTGGAAGCCTTCGATCCCCAAAAACCTTTGCAAAGAGGTTCGACGGTTTTGACAAGCACCGATCCGAACGCGCCGTCGTTCGGTGTAATAACCGCGATTGTCGACCCCGACACGGGGCGACGTTTGGGCACCGAAATCGCGATCGAACCGCATTTTTCGGCGGAAATACAGCCAATAGAACTACAAAAAACCAAAGACGTGACCGTACCGATGACCGCCTTTGGCGACAACGGTTTGGGCACCAAAAAGTTTCGTTCCCGCGTCCAAAAAAGCCCGACATCGGATGATCCGAACTGGGTGACAGGGAGTTCAAAAGGTTTGCCGTCAAAACTTAAACGGGAACAGTTGGCGAGCGAACGGAACACGGAAACATGGAGAAAGACACAAGACAAGGCGACCAACTGGTTTTTTGGTCAACTGTACGGCTTTGTGACACGCAAACTTGATCGTTCACCGGTGTTCAGAAAATACTATTACGAAGAAGTCGGCAAATATGTCGACGAACTTTCGCCCGAAGGCGCAAAAGACGCTTTGAAAGCCATCAAAGAGGCGGCGGACGAAGCCGGGGTAAGCGTAGAAAAATATGTCGGCGACGAAAAATTGTTGAAAAACCTCAAAAAAGCTTTGGACGGCAACGGTACGGCCAGCCTCGAAGAACTTGACGATTACGCGAAATATGCGAGCCTGAACAAAACAAGGGAACTTCTGTATGACGCGAGCAACCGGTCAAACCTTGAAGACGCCATGCGGATCGTCGCCCCGTTCGCGCCCGCGTGGAGAGAAATTGTCGGAACATACGCACACATTTTCAGGGAGGACCCGCTGCGCCTGTACCGCAACACGACGAGGGTGTACAACGGGGCGGCCACCGCCGACCCCGACAACGACGGTCGCGGGTTCTTTTTCAGGGACCCGGTGACCGACGTTGTTTCGTTCATGTTCCCGGCTTCGGGTACTTTGGCGAAAGCGGCTACAGGTTTGGATGCCCCTTTGAAAGCGCCGTTGCAAAGATTGTCGCAAGGTTTACAGATTTTTCCTGCTATCGGCCCGTTTGTGCAGTTCGTCGCATCAAAATTTATTCCGGACACACCGAAAACAGACAAAATCGTTGAAATCCTTTTACCATACGGTCGCAAAGGCGGCACAGAAACAACTACGGCGTTTTTCCCGGGTTATGCACGAAAACTTTTGCAAGCGTTAACCCGCGACGAAGGCAAAATGGACACCGTGTACGCCAACACCTACGTCGAAACTTTGCGGGCGTTGTCGGCGACAGGCAAATATGATTTAAGCAACCCCGACGAAATCAAATTGTTGCAATCAGACGCCAAAGGCAAAGCACAATGGTTGACGGCGTTCAGGGCGTTGTCACAATTCTTGGGGCCGACAGCCGGTGCGACAGAGTTCAAAATCACCACCAAAGACGGCGACATTTTCGTGAGCGAACTAATCAAACAGTTTTATGCCCTGCAAACAAAAGACTACGATTCCGCGGTCCAAACCTTTTTGGATCAGTTCGGCGACGAAACAAGTTTGTATGTTTCATCGAAATCAAGGTCGCTTGTGCAAGGTTTGGAAGCCACGGAACAGTTCGGCGACTGGGAACGATCCAACGAAAATTTGATGAAAGAATACCCGGACATCGCCGCGTATCTCGCGCCGGGTGGCGACGATTTTTCGTTCGCCGTGTGGGAACGCCAAATCCGCACCGGTAAACGTGAACGGTTGACCGACAAAGAAATCATCGATTTGGCGCAGGAACGTATCGGTTCGGCGAAATATCGTTGGGCCAAAAAACAAATCGGGCAGTTCCCGAACGAAAATCAACGCATACTTTTGAAACGGTACCGGGAGGCGTTGCACGCCGAACTGCCCGGGTTTCCGCTTGTGTCCGAGTTCACCGTCGGCGAATTTGACAACAATATTCTGGACATGGGCAAGTTGGTGTACGATCAGCGTGTCGCCGACAACGAAATAGCCAAATCAATTAAGACATATTTGCAGTTCCGCGCCGCGGCCAAACAAGTCGCTTTTCAACGATTCGGTTCGGACAACATCGGTAAACAATCGAAGCGAACACAATACCTTCGGGACAAGTTGGCTAGTATAGGTGAGATGCTTATTATGGAAAACCCCGAATTTGGTCGTGTGTGGCAACGGTTTCTGGCTAGGGAAGTGGAGGACTGATGGCTAACGGCGACGGAAACAAAGCCGATCCGAAGGCACCAAAATTGTCGGAAATGACACCCGAACAAATCCTCGATTTTATGGCTGCCAGCGGCATCGAGCAAACTGGCGCGGATTATTTGTCCGGTTTCGTCTATCCGTCACGCATTATCAGGAAAAACCTAGTGGCGGGGACCAACCCACAAGATTTTTATTTCGCCCGCGGCGGCGGCGGCACCAAATGGTTCTATCGCGGATCGTTTCTTGTCAACGAAAACCAAGACATTGAACGTCCACAATACGACATTTCGCCGCTGGCAGACGCCAACACAATACTTTTGACGGAACTCACAAAAAATCCGACGACATACCAATATTTCACGAACCTGTTGCAAACACGCGGATATTACGGGAACAACAAACCCAGTGTCGGTCGCGTCGATGACAGGGACCGTGCAGCGATGGCCGAATTTTTGAACAATGTGGCGAACACGAACGGGGTGACATACAAGGTCGCGTTCCAGATGCTTGAAGGGATGCCGCAGATACAAGCCTCGGGCAAAAAGGCGCCGTCTGTCAGGTTGACTTCGCCGGACGATCTGAAAGTCGTGTTCCGTAAAGCTTCACGGGATTTGTTGGGTTACGAACTTGACGATGCGACAGCGCAAAAGTTCGTGAAATCGTATCAACAGATGGAGGTGGCCGAAGGGCGCGGTCAGGCCGCCGGTGGCGCGTATGTTTCGGCCGCGGCACCTTCCACGGTCGCCGAGAAACAGATCCTCAAACAATTCAAATCCGAGGCACAAAGTTTTGCTGCCGCCAACTATGCGCAAATAATGGATGAAAGCATAAAGGCTTTGGGTGCGTGATGGGTAAATTGGCCGACGAACTAGACGACGCCCTAAAAGCAACCAGCGACGCAAACACGCTTGTCAAAAAACTTAAGAAAGAGTTGGGCAAAATCACACCCGGTACTGCTGCGTATGCAAACAAACTAGAAACGTATAAGCTGGCGAAAGATGACTATGACGCCAAAAAGAAAATTTCCGATAATTTACAATCCGCCGCCGATAAACGGGCCAAAGCGCAAGCCGCGGAAACAACAAAAACGAAGTTAAAAGAGCAAGTTGCAAATGTCGAAATATCTGACGCCGAAAGACACTACAAAAATGCGCAAGAGCGTTACCAAAACGATCCGATCAACAAACGCAAAGCAGATGACTACAGGGCCGCTTTGGATGCGTTGGATGCCGCATACACAAAATTCGAAAATCAAGGCATGTCTTTTAATCGTTTGGTTGACAAACAACCAGACGGGATAGTTGGGCCGGTAGTTGAGGAACCGGCAGCAACAACAATAATAAGCAGGCCGCCGGGTGTCGTTGTCAACAAACGGGTTGTTCCTGCTGTCGGTTTAGCCAAAACGGCACCCGACACGGCGGAAGCACGGCTCGCTTTAGCCGATCTTCTTGGCGAGGACGATGCGACAAACGCGGCCGCATCCGTCAAGGTTACGAAGGCGGAGGTTGACGCCGAACTTGTCCGTCTTGGGTTGGAGGACACGCCGGCAAACCGCAAAAAGGTTCGGCAAGCGTTGATAGCCAAAAAATCGGGTAAACCAGGCGGTAAACCAGGCGGCAAAACAGGCGGCGAAACAGACGGCGAAACAGCGGAAGATACGTCATGGGAGGTGCTATTCAAAGAACATTACCCGCAATATAATTTTATGTTCACCGACATTGACCGCACCAAATATGCGGATGTGTTTGCGTTGTTCAAGTCCGCCATTAAAGACGGCAAAGAAATTTACAGCGCAGAAGAATTTAAGCGTCGGTGGGAAGGCACATCGTTTTATCGTGAACTTGCAACCAGCCAAAAAGGCCGAGAATTGTCCGCCGCTATCGGCAACTTTACGTGGGGTTCAGGCAATTTGGCGAAATTTCTGACCCAGGCACTCAACTATGGTTACACGGGCGAAAATCTTAAACACAAAGCATACGCGGCATTGTTCGAAAAGGTTAACGGTCAATATGTGAACGATCTCGCCATCAAGGAGGTTCGTGGTTCGACACCGTATTTGGATTTGAAAAATATCGGCAAAGTATATTTTTGGGATTCTCTCGGCGATTCGGTTATTGAAAATGTTTTGGCTGCGACACCTGATTCTACGGGGGTGGTCACGTCACGCGACGACCTTATTCGCAAAGCCCGTATTTTTGCGAAATCAAACTATGGGCATTTGTCGGAAGCAATCGACGCCGGTTTGACTTTGGAGGATTTGTCCGCTGGCTACAAAGAGATGGCCGCGAAAGTTTTGGAGTTGGATTTGAACGCGATAAATTTTGCCAAAGATTACAGCGAAGCCTTGAATTGGCGCAAAGATAAGGAACCTCGAATGTTGTCGATGTCGGAGTGGGAAACCGAGTTGCGTACTAACGACAAGTACGGTTTTAGGTTCACGAAACAGGCCAATCAGGATGCCACTAATATTGGTTTGATGATCGCCCGTGCGTTCGGAAAGGTCCAATAATGGCTAAGAAAAAACCGTCCAAAAAAAATGTCAGGCCGGCACCGGTTGTTGCTATGCCTGGTCCCGACCGCCTTGAACGCGACATAGAAGCCGGTTCTGTTCCAGCACCGTATGTGCCTGCACCGGTAGTCGTACCCCCGGTCGTTGCCGCGCCTGGTCCTGTTCCCGGAATCCGTGGGTTTGATGTTCCACCAACGATGATTACGCCTACGCCGGTTAAAAAACCAGAAGATAAACCTGGTAGCGGTAGCGGCAGTGGTGGAGATAATAGGCAAGCAGAAATTGAGGCACTTGCTGATAGAGCCCGTGGTTATTCTGGTGACACGGCAACAGCGGACTATATCCGTCGTCTTATAGCAAATCAAGGAGATGGTTCCGGCACGCCTCAACAACGCATCGATGCGTTAAACAGGTTAATTAAAGAAGGTAAAGCAAGAAATCTTGCGTTACGCGGGGGCGAAGAAGTGTATGCCAGTTTGTCTGATCCGGTGAATGTTACCGGTTCGGCCGTCGATGCTGGTGCTTGGGCCTCACAAATTGAGGCACTTGCCCTTGAGGCTGCTGGACTTTCTGGCGACCCGGCGACGGCGGCCTATATCCGTCTTCTTGTGGCGAATAGCGGAAGTGGTGCCGGCACGGTTGAAGAACGTATTGCTGCGTTGAAAAGGTTAATTGAAGAAGGCAAAGCGCGACTCGCTGCTGGTGGTAATAATGGCAACGACGGTAAAGGCAACGGAAATTCTGGCAACAGCGGTAGCGACGGCAGCGGTAGCGGCAAGACGACATGGGAACCAGCAAAAGACGCCAAAAATACGATCAAAGCGGTTCTCGCAACCTACGGTTTGGGGGGGTTGGCCGACTATTTGTACGATCTTTATGCCGCACAAAAAGTGGACATAAACAGACCTGACGCCCTTCTGTTTGCCCTTCGTGACCAGGACATCTACAAGAAACGGTTTGCCGCCAACGCCCTTCGAACAGCCCCTAATCGCAAAGGTGGCCAATTGTTTGAACTGGACCCCGCATCCTATATTGGACTTGAAAATGCGTATCGTCAACTGATGCGATCCAACAATTTGCCGACCGATTTGTTTGATGAAACAAAAGATTTTACCGATTTGATCGCAGGCGATGTGTCGCCACAAGAACTTCAGGATCGCATCCAAAACGGTTTCCGCGCCGTGGAAGACGCCGATCCTGAAGTGAAACGACAAATGCAACAACTGTACGGCGTGGATGAAGCGGGGTTGGCCGCCTATTTCCTCAACCCCGAAAGGGCGGCACCGATCCTTGTTCGTCGAGCCAAAGCGGCAAAAGTTGCGGCGCGAGCCAAAGAACAAGCCGGTATGCAGCTTGGGCAACTCACGGCCGAAGAAATCATAACCCGCGGCGTCAGTCAAGAGGAAGCCGAAACGGCGTTCACACAACTCGGTTTGATGAAAGGTTTGTACACCGAAATGACCGGCGAAGAAACGTTGACGGAACAACAAAAATTGGGGGCCGTATTCGGATACGATGTCACGGCAACAAAAAGGTTGACCCAACGCCAAGCAACCCGTAAAGCACCGTTCCAGGGTGGCGGATCGTTCGCCCGCACCACCGGAAAAACATCGGGTGTGACCGAAACAGGCTTGGGTGTAGCCGAATAATCGATATCCTTGACAACCACCCAAAGTGGTGTTACAGTTACAAGTATCCCCATTGGGGATATCCGCAGGAACCCCCCGATTTCGGCGTGTAAAACAAGGGTGAGATTTGCAGCCATTCCGGTTCCTCCATCCGGGGTGTGGGCAGAAGGAGTGGGTCATGTCAGATGCAAACGAAGAGTTTGAGGAAGACGTTCAGGACCAGGTAGAACGGAATCCGGTTCGCGCACAGCTTCGAAACCTCGAAGCCAAGAACAAAGAACTGGAAGCCAAACTGTTGCAAGCGACAGAGGCACAACGAAAGTTGGCGTTTGTGGAAGCGGGCATCGATTTAAGTGCCCCGATTTCACGCTACTTCGTGAAAGCCTATGACGGTGAAATGACAACAGAGGCGATCCGCCAAGCCGCAACGGAAGCAAATCTCATCAATACACAGCAATCGAAACAGGACATCCAAGCCGAACAAAAGGTTTGGGACCGGGTTTCCAAAGCGAAAAGTTTCGGTGAGGCGAGCGAACCCGAAACGGATTGGACCACCAAAATCCAGAACGCCAAATCTCAGGACGAAGTTATGCAACTGTTGGCCCAGGCAAGGCAACAACAAAACATCTAGCCCTGAAGCAAACCTTCGGGGAGAAAGACCCCAAAGGTCATGGCATATACAACAACCAGTTCCCTGTCCGTCGATCAAGCGGCGTTCGATCAGATCGCGTATTTCGCGCTCCGAGCAGAAATGCTATTTGATGCGGCAGCGGACGTGCAACCAGTTGCACAATCAATGCCGGGAACATCGGTCGCGTTCACGATTTTCAGTGAACTCGATGATGTCACGGCGACACTCACCGAAACGTCGGATGTCACCGCTGTCGCGATGGCAGACAGCCAGGTGACGGTCACACTCGCCGAATACGGTTCGGCGGTCAACACGACGGCCAAACTGCGCGGAACCTCGTTCCTCGACGTTGATGCCGTCGCCGCAAACCTGATCGGTTACAACGCCGGTTCGTCTATCGACACCGTTGTTGGAAACGTTCTCAAAGCCGCAACCAACATCGTTTTCGGTGGTGGCGGTGCGACAACCCCGACCAGCAATGCGACGGTCCAATCGGAAGACATCATCGAAGCCAACGATATTCGTATCGTCACGGCCCAGTTGCGCAAAGCCAAAGCACAGTCATTCAACGGAATGTACATGGCTTTCATCCATCCGGACGTGTCCTACGATCTTCGCCGTGAAACCGGTGCGGCATCGTGGCGTGATCCGCACAACTACAGCAACATCGGAGCAATCTACAACGGCGAAATCGGTGCGTTTGAAGCGGTGCGTTTCATCGAAACACCCCGCGCCCCACTCGATTTGACTGGCGGTTCGGCAGGCACTGTCGACCTGTACCAGACGATCATTTTGGGTCGTCAGTCGTTGGCGAAAGCACACTCGATCACAGACGGCAACGGGCCATTCCCGAAAGTCGTGCGTGGTCCGGTGGTCGATTCGTTGATGCGTTTCAACCCGATTGGTTGGTACTGGCTCGGTGGCTACGGTATTTTCCGTCAGGCCGCGATCCGTCTGATCAACTCGTCGTCCTCGCTTGGTGGCGCATAATCCCCACTAACTGAAGCGGGTTAAACAAAAAGAAGTCGAGCAGTTGTCCCTTCTGCTCGTCGGGGTTGGGTGGTCACAACAGGATTGCCCAACCCCTTTTTGTGTTATCGTGTAATCATGGCAACCTTCACCCCACCGACGGACAATTTTGTTCGCTGGGCCGACCCGTTCGACAAACGTATCGAGCATCGGCTGTTCAGGTTTTTGTCGCCGGGTGCGCGTGGCCGCAACGTCTACAAACTGACCGACGGCACTTTTACCGAGGATCAACCGTCCGACATGTCGACCGTCGACAAGCTGTACCACGGCGGGCACGACCACACCGTCACAGCCGCGGAAGCCAGCGCTTTGACGACGGCGGGATACGGGGCGTATTTGTCGTGAGTTTCCAAAAAGAAATCAACCGTATGGCGGGCACATCCGGGTTGGAAGCGCAACGTGCCGCGAACGTTCTGGCGGGCACATCCGGCAAAGAACTTTTGTTCGCGTTGAACACGATTGCCGGGATCACGGGCAGGGAGTTCAACGGCGTGATACGCCTCATAAGTTCGCAGAACGGCGGCGACGGGACGAAAGACGCGAACATCGCCTTCGACGATCTTGTTGTCGGTGCGATTATCGTCGGTGGTTTCGACGCGATTGTTCGCGCGTTCAGCCAGGGTTTCATCAACGGGGCCGCATATTATGACGGTGGCGGCGTAACCTACTAGACATGATCCATCAAGGGGTGCATCCGAATCTGGATGTTGACGGCTGCTGGAAATGCAAGATAGCGAGTTTCGGGGTGTCCGCCGAGGCGTTGCCGACCCGCAAACCCGAATCGAAACGGATCATCGAAAAGGAACGGGTGTTGGACAAGGACCTTGACGCATACCGTCGTTTGCGCCAGAACGGTCAGCAACCCAAAGGTATCGACGGTGCCGCGATAGTTGAGCGTCGGGCCGAGGAGAATTGGCAGGTGGCGACGGGTATCGTGCCCGACAAAACCAGCGTCGCCGGGTAATGAAATTCGCGCACAAGGTGTTCCACCTGGACAAAGACGTTGAACGGGAACATTTTTGCGAATCCATGAACGATTATATCGGCCGGTATTCTTCCGAACTTGACACCCCGACAATCGAGATATCTTCCGGCAACGATCTGGAAAATTTTTATGCCGGTTGCAACGTCAGGTTCACCGACACCGGATACGAGTTGAACAACCGGACCGGGTGGAGGTTCGGGGAACTTGGTTTGTGGGCGAGCAACATAAAGGCGTACACCAAATTTCTTGAAACCGACGCCGATTTTTTGATTTTGATGGAGGACGACATCGAATATTTCGCCGGTTTCTACGAGAACCTGGTTCGTTACATGTCCCAGTTGCCGGAGGATTGGGATGTTTTTTTCTATTTTACACCGGACAACAACAACTTCGATTTGTCGTACAGCCCGTCGGCGGCCGACCCGGACAGGATCGACGTGTGCAAGGCATACCAGGACTGGTCGACTTTGTGCTACGTGATAAACAGGGGTACCGCCAAAAAAATATTGGACGACATATCCGATCCGATAGGTTTTCCGTTGGACCGCTATTTTTTTAAACAGCCCGAAAAATACGTTTCGTACACGGTGAAAACCACGTCCAAACAGTATTGCAGGATCGCGAGGGTGCGGTCGACGTTCCAACACAAACAGAAAAGGGAGGCGTTGGGCGGGGTGGGGAACCGGGCCGGGTAATGAACTACCAGTATTGGTTCGGCATCGAAGATGCGATGTACGGGTTCGGCGCCATGTTGGAGGGGTTCAAGTCGGGGTTGCCTGACGGTGTGCAGTTCCACGACCATGCTTCCGTCGCGGTGCTGATGTGCGACCCGAGCAAATCGCACGGGTTTTTGCGCGGCCAACATCGCGTGCTTTATTCGATGTGGGAAACGACGAAACTGCCTTTCGGTTACAGCAGACGTTTGGGCGGCTACGACCAGGTGATCGTGCCGTGCGAACACAACCGTCAACTTTTCGGCGAATATTCGGACAATGTTTCCGTGGTGCCGTTGGGTGTGGACATCGACCATTGGAAGCCGACACCGAGACTGGTGAACGACAGGTTCAGGTTCCATGCCGGCGGGTCGATGTGGTTGCGCAAAGGGTTGGATGTCGTCGTCAAAGCGTTCGAAAAAGCCGGTGTTGACGCGGAATTGCACATCAAAATGCCGTTGAAACGGTTCGTGCCGCAACGCAAATGGCCCCCGAACATCGTCATCCACACGGGATGGATGAGCAAACAGCAACAGTTCAACTGGTACAACAAGGCCGACTGTTTCATCAACGCGAGCCGCGGCGAAGGGTTCGGGTTGATGCCTTTACAGGCGATGGCTATGGGTATCCCCACGATTATCACCCCGACATCGGGGCAGGCACAGTACGCCGATCTCGCCTCGGTGGTGGTCCCGGTGAAACCCAAAAAAAGTAACGTCCGCGAAATCGTCGATTTCGAAGGATACTGGGATGAACCCAATTTTGATGCGCTTGTGGACGCTTTGAGGCGTGTCCACGACAACCCCGACAGGTACAAGGTTGAGGCGTTGCAACGGCTTGATCGGGTCGCCGAATACAGTTGGGTGAAATCCTGCCGCAAACTGTTGGATGTTCTGCCGGTCGGGGGGATCGTCGGCAACCCCCGCTACGAACCTTTTTTCGCCGAGATCAAAGTGACGGTGAACCGTGTCTGTGAAGCGGGCATAAACAACGACCATTGGGTTTTCAAGCCGGGAATCGAGTACGTGGTGGCCGACTACGTTTATGATATATTGGACCGTGCAAAATATGTACAATCTTTTCAGGTTGTAACGAAAAGGAGAAATTGACATGCCGAAAGTAGGAAAGAAACATTTTCCGTACACAGCCGCAGGTAAGAAGGCGGCCAAGAAAGAAGCGAAGAAAACCGGGAAACCGATTAGGAAGGCGAAAAACTACTAGCAGATGTCAACCGCTGGCGAGTTACTCAACAGGGCCAGTCGTCAACTTTTGTCGGGAACCGTCGAGGAACGAAACAAATTAGCGACGACGGTCACTGCGGCAGGCACCTCTATCGTGCTGTCCTACGACA